AGTTCTGTGGCACTTCCTTTAATTTTGTGCTTATCATTTTGATAACGTCAAATGTAGATTTTGAGCCGCTAACAAGGTCGGCTTCCACTTTTTTAGAACTAATACCAATACTCTCCAATGCCTCCGCTGTCTTACTTGACATTTCACGTATCTTCTTACTCGCCATCTGTATTAAGTCCATACCACTGTCAGAGAATATACCGCTACGTGTCTGCTGTATTACGCCTACCAATTCTTTACCCCCAATGCTTGCATCGTGGAACGCTGGTGCGTACTGCTTTATTTTCGCTATCATATCACCGTTAAGGTCTGCGCCACTTTGAAAGCCATCGTTAATTATCTGCAACGCTTCCTTTGCGTCATACCCATATTGAGACGTAAGAACATCTACAGCCTCTAATGTTTCTTTGTAGTCTTTACCGTAAGTATCTGCTGTAGCTTGTATATCGTTTCGTATAGCCTCCAAACTATCTCCTGTAACACCTAAGAACTCACGTGTTAAACGTGTACTTTCTTCTATTCCTTTGTTGTAGTCAAAGAACCATTTAAAAGCAACACCAACGCCTGCAATGCCAGCAAGAGAAAGAAACACGGGGTTTGTCATAAAACCCATAAGTGTAGTGCCAAATGCTTTTGCGCTTGTTATAGCTCCATCGAATATACCTGCTAAACCTTTTCCTCCTGCACTCATATTCATAATAGAGTTAGCGAACTCGCTATTTATCCCCAAAGCTGACTTAATGCTCGCCTCATAACTACCCACGCTTCTTTGAAATCTCTGCGTTGCCTCTTCTGCTTCTTTCAACTCATCGGCGATATCATTTATATGCTTCTTTAATTCCTGTCCTTTAGCTCCTTCTCGTTCAGCTTTAGACATAGTGTCGTATTTCTTTGTAGCGTTACTCAACTCCGCACGCAAAGACTTTAAAGAACCTTCCTGTTCTTTTTCGACCTTTATATTATTCTGCACTTCCTTTGAAAGTTCACGGATAGTAGACTTATGGGACTTCGATTGCTCTTCAATAGATACCATACTCGTTGCGTACTCATCGTATGTAACCTTTCCGTCCTCGTATTTCTGCTTTAGTTCCTCCTGTGCCTTTTTTAATTCTTCTAACTTTTCTTTATAACGAATAATGCCATATATTGCGTCTTCGTAATTTACCTTAATATTTAATATTTGCTGCTCTTCTGTACTCATATCTCTTAAATATTATAATAAAGTTGTAACATCGTAACTTCTGCCAAGCCTGTATCGTCTGCTTTTATCTCCGTAATAGCGAAATAGCTACCATATTGCGCTAAGTAAATAGGCTTTGTTTCATCAAAATTGACAAGTTCTAATTCTCGTATCTTTATAGTTTCTGTTATTAGCTTTACTCTTTGCAAGCTATCAACGATATTTCTATATTTCGTATCTATTATTTCTTGCATATTGATATCAAAAAAAGCCATCGTTTTGCCTTTCTCGTCAGCTTTTATTCTCAATATCCTATCTTTGCAAGCCTTATAAGTCGGACCTTTGTCTTTTGTGATTTCTCCTTTTTTGTTTCCCAATTCTACACCGCCAGACAATTCAGTACTTTTGCTTTCTCCCTCGCCATACATAGGCACGTTATTTCCATCTGTGGCTGCAAATGGAAATTCAAAAGCTACTTTTTCTTTGTCCAACGTGTCATTACTTACTTTTAAATTTCCGTTGTAATTTCCTTTCGTCCTTTCGTCCTCTTTCCACTTATACAAATTGTTTTGCGCATACTCATTAACGTAAAAATCTATGCTTTTAGGCTTATTTTCTGCGCCTTGTGCTATTAGTCTACGTGTCCAGTCTTTCGCCTCTCTCTTATTCTCCCAAATGGTAGATAGTGGAACGAAATTTACAACTTTATTTTCTGACATCTGCAAAGGAAAAGTACCTGTAACAGCTGCTAAGAATTTCACGAAATCAACCACTTTAATTTTTGGTAGATTGTAAATAATAGGAAAATAGCCTCCTACTGGCACGTCGTCTCCTGATGACATTGTAGCTTTCATATAGCCACCCGTAAAGCGTGCGTTTTTCAAAAACCCCTGCGTTATCCATTCCACGCTAACCGTGCTATCTTTCTTAATTTCGATTTTGCCATATCCTTTATTTTCATAGCTGCATGCACCTTTATAACCCTGTGGTACTGTTACTCTGAAATGCTCCTTATCGTTTCCTATCACATATTCTTCCTTTTCTCCTCCATTTCTTACAACAACCTTTAACCACGCACCGTAGGCAAATGCGTAATCATCGCATCTATTATCAGTAGTAACACCATCTTTGCCACCAAACGTACCACCACCAACATAGCCAATAGGGCGTACATCTTCCAAATCAAACGCCCATTTTCCTTGTATATCGAAAATTATATTAACGTCAGCTTTTACCCTAAATTCTTCAATTTGATAGCCTGAATGTACATCTAAAATATCGTTTGGTTCTATAACATTTTGCGTTATTGCTCCTATTCTCTTCGTTGGCAATAATTCCGCCTCATAACCTCCTTGAAATGTAAGCTCGTTACTTTTTCTCGAAATTAAAGGTATTACAAGCGTGTCTATATATTCTTTCGCCTCTCCGCTAAAACGAAAATCTACGCCTTTGTCTTTCTTTATTTGCTCCAATAACCACGACACTTTTACTACGGGGTGTAAATAATACAGTGCGTCGCCATCTTTCTTTTCTATCTTGTATCTTCCGTAACTCTCCGTTTCTATATTATTTCCTATTCGAGGACTTAACATATTACAACCGCTACTCCATTTGTAATCTATAACGGCTTCGTTATTCCATACGTCATAATTAGCGTAAAAATATCCTTCCGTTTTGCTCTTCTCAAAGTCAATAGGCGTATTAGCTTTGTTATATAATACCTTTGCATCGCTACTTAATTGGTTCAGCGTAGTTCCGTCTTTCAGTAGCTGACTAAAGCTGCCAAATAGTCCCCATAATATAGATATTTCGATACTATTTTCAGATACTTTGAGTACCGTTACTTTGCCGTCTTTTATGACCTCCACGCCATTTCTAAAATAACGTGCCTTGTGCGATGTATAAGCATATCCTTCTTGTGATTGCACCAAGTCTGCGTGTCCTAATATCATTTGGTTACGCACTGTCTTTGGCAACCTTACCGTATAAGTGTTGTTGCTTGCTATCTTTGACACATCACGAAACAAGTTACTCTTTATCGACATTGTTACCTTTGTGCCTGTATCAATATCTACTAACTTGTTATCTATATATAATCTTTCGTCTATCATAGCTTTTGTATATTTACATCAGATAATTGAATACTACAAATAAAATCCTGCAATACTGCTCCTGTCTTTGTATAACTCCCTGCAACTACTGTTACCGATAACCACTTCGCCCCTTCTCCGTCCTTATATCCTGCAAACATATCCACGCACGGTGATGTAGCGATATCAAATAACATATCCCACGTCTCACTATCCACCAATGGCGCACACAACGAAACGACATCTTCTCTTTTCATCTGCTGCTGTCTTCCTGTGTAGCCTTGATACCCGTACGCCTCATCGTATGTTAGTAGGTTATTTCTTACAAACAAATTATCTGTTGTCGTTTTTATTTGTTCCTCTCCTCTTTTAAAAAGATAGTAACAGTAAAAGCCGTGCCTATTTATCCAACGTAAATATACGCCACCATCTACACACGCATCAACAATATTAACACGTAATTTCTTCGTTTGCGTGCCATCAAATCTATACTGAAATGTCAAATCAAAAGACCTATCAAACGTAACAGCTGTAAACGTTCCCAAACAAGCGTCTATATCGTAATAGCTTTGTGCGTTATCTAACAACGTTAATGGGACGTTCCATACTCCTTGTTCGGGTATCTCCACAAAGCTATCCGCAACACCGTCTTTAGATAACAGTAGCGAACTATTCCCTGCTGCATATATGCCAAATGTAAATGGATAACCCCTAAACCACGTTAATGTTCGATAGTCGTTGTAAGTTTCCTTTCCTCCTAATTTCAAAGCACCCCAAATATAATATACATCGAAATTAAAAGCTACACTGTTTTGATTATCTTTTATCGCCACAATTTCAAAAGATAGTAACATACCCATTTTTGTTTTTTCTTTCTCTTCGTAACCTATCTTTCCAAAAGAGAGAGTATCGAAAAACGTCTGTACGTACTCTTTTATATCACCGTAGCATTTACCGTTGAGGCTGTCAAAAAATACTCTTTCTTTCTTATCCTCTCCAGTTATCGTTACTCCTATTCTCTCTAATCTTTCTCCACTTGCAATAAGTAAGCACGTGTTAAAAGCAAACCCCAATTCTTCGGGGTATAACAACGTTATATTATCTTTCGTCTGCTCTCTCATACATCAACATCGTTTAGTTTAATATTCTTAAATTCGACACGTAACAAGTCCATTATACGTGATTTTATCCTCTCCTTTATTGCTGGTATAACATTGGAATAAATATCAGCTCTACCACCTTCACGAAATAACTTTGTTCCATCTTTTCTTATCTTCCTTGCGATAAGATAAGAAAACGCCATATCGCCTCGCTCCTGTGGCGTGTACTTATGAGGTCTATTCGTCTTGTATGGAATCGGGGTGGCTACAATTCCTTTGTCCGACATCCATTGTCTTATGATAGCCTGAAAGTTCTTCGGTATTCTTCCTGCCTTGCGTCCTGTTTCCAACACGTCAAAGAATGACCTGCCGTATAGAGTAGCCTCGCTTTCGCTTGCTTCGATATGGAGGCTTGCTGCCGTCCTCCCACTTGCTTTTTGTCCTGCTGCAAAATGCTGCTCTATTATTTGTTTCTTTAAGTTTTCCAGCTCTTCACAAAGGATAACCTTTACTTCGCTACCGTTCATAAGCAAGCCCCTGCAATTTCTTTAACACTCAATTCAACAAATACGCCTGTAAAATAGGAACTCGCACTCTCTAATATCGTATGGTATCTTATCTTTCCATCTATTGGCTCAAAGCACCTACTTTCGTTCATAGCATTAACAAAAGCACTTGCAACTTGTTTCATTTGAGTATAGACTTTTTCGTTATCGTCTCCGTTGGCGTCTCTAACTACTTTGTCTACAAAAGCCAAAGCAATATCTACACTATCTTTGACACGTCCACGATTAAAGTCTAAATATCCACCTGCTGGCAATATACACATAATAGCTGGCAATGTCATTCTATCTGCCATTTCTGCTGCTCCATTCCAATCTTCAAAGATGTAGCTGTATCTTTTGAATTTGCTTTGCGCTATCTCTCTAATTTTATTCTCAATGCTCATTCCTGTAAACCTCCGCTAATCGCTTTTCAAAATCTCTTTTCTTGTTATCCATTTCCAAACACTTATAAACACGTCCCCACGTTACCTTTGTTACTTCTTCGTGGTCAGTTATCCCCATACGTAAAGCGTACCAATCAATTAAGCCAAATACACCAAACTTTAAATTTTCAATGCCTGCTCTCTCTTCCTCTTTCGTTGGTTTACTCTTTACGCTATCGAATAACTTGTTTATCTTCTGCACCTGTCCAGCTACCCAACCACAAAAGCGAACAACGTCTACTGCTCTTGCATTGTCCACCTGCTTTTGCTTCATCTTTAGCAACACACGACATACCGTGTAGAACATCTCCCCACCGCCTTTGCATTCTGCTATTTGCACCATTTGACCTATCGTCATATCGTCTAAAGTTTCAGGCGTTCTTATCTTGCCAATTCTCAAAGGTCGGGTAAGCTCTTCTATACGCAACGTTTCAGTATCTTTACTAAACGCTGCACGTACTATCCATTCTTTAAATTTTGTTTTCTTTTCCATACGCAACTAATCTAAACTGTTATAATGAGCTCTTGCTCTTCCTCTCCTTTGTACGTTAAGATGTTTCAAAGCAAAATAGCGTGTAGCATCTATGGCGTGGTTGAAAGCGTCTATTGGCTCGTTCGTTTCTTTGCCGTCTTTGTCTTTCTTCCACTTATATACACGCAATTCTTCTATTAACCCCACCGACCTACGTGTAACATTCCACTTATAACGTTGTAATATATCAATACCCACGCTTATACTGTCTTTACCTTTCACAGTAGGCAGCACCCATAAGCCTGCGTTGTTCAATTCTACAATACTCTTTGGCTCTGCACTATCTGCTATGATGCGTGTATTTTTCGTAAGTCCTTTTCCTCTTGCTTTACTTGCTATCATTGGGTTGGTTAGTCCTGTGTCGTAAATTAACAAGTCCGTCCATAATTCACCGTGAGCAAGAACACAGTGTACCAATGCAGTGGGGTCATTGGTGAACCCAAAGTCTAAACCGTAGCCGTTAATTTTCCAACTCTCCTCGTTTGGCAAATCGTCTACGATATGGAAATTAGGAAATATAACACCTGACAGCTTACCAGTAAGTCCACGTGCATACACTTTCCACAATTCTTTATCTTCTATATTCTCTATTCTTTCGTGTTCCTCCTTTGATAAGAACGGGTTGCCTCGATGGTCAGATATTATAAGGCGTACACCTTTACGTCCTATCAATTCATTATGCACCCAAAAACGTTCCGATGGGTTGTAATCTATATATACTTTCTTTCGTGTACGTATAGAGAGTTGCCAAAATATCTCATAGCTTATGCCGTTAGCCTCGTTTAGGAATAAATAATCACGTTTACCGTTCTTTGCGTCTTGTGCATCTTTGTAACTCTTAAACTCAATAATACTACCATTAGCACCCATTGCAAAGTGTCCGCTTTCGTTGAAAGTAAAAAAGTTTGAAAGCCATTCATTTGCATAGATAATTGTCTTTGCATCACGCAAAGCTCCTACTTTTAAGTTTGGTAAGTCTTGCCCTACTACAGTAATAACACATTTCGCATCAACAATAGCCAAATATATTAATACCTGAACTATCGTGTAAGTCTTTCCTGAACTTGTGCCTCCTTGATTGACATAAATCCGAAAACCCCTGCTTCTGTTAGCCTCAAACAATTGCTTTATTACCTTAAATGGCATCATACCTTTACACGTCTACATCTTCTTCGCTACTGCTGGGTGATACGTCAGCATCTACAAAGCCTATTTCTATTTTGCTATCTAATTTGCCTCCTACGTCCATACGTTGTTTATTCTGATAGTGTTCTGGATCTATATTCGTTAGCAAAAATATTGCTGCACCTACATTCGGCTGGTAATATCTTACTGTTTTTCTCTGTTTCTTAATAGTAGGTTTGCCATCTTCCTTATTAGGAATGTATTCTACTTCTATTTCTTCTTTCTCATATCCTTTAGCCACCATAGCTAAAGATGTTGCCAACTCCTGCGATAATTTCTTCTTAAATACTTCTTTAGCCTCATCGAGTGCTTTTTTAAAGTCAGGCTTTGTTTTTACCCATCTATAAAATGTCTTATTGTCTATGTTGAAATGTTCGCAAAATTTCAAAAAGCCAAATCCTCCATAGTCCATAAGACCGTGTTCTCTTACAAAGGCTAGTATCTCTTCTTTGAATTTCTCGTTATATTTTCCCATAATTATTTTATTTACTCGGTTTTGTCGGTTACTCTAATTTACTTATAATATCTCTTTCTTCCTTTGAAAGCTCAAAGACTATACTACTATTTTTCTTTTCTATTTGCGCTCTTATTTGCGCTCTT